TTTCGTCCATGGCGGTGACCTCTGGCGATTAAATACACCATTATCATGCCTTCAGCCACCACATCAAGGGAAGACCCTTATTTGTACAGTACTTTACCTCATGTGTTCCATATTATCCATCCTATAAGCAAATCTAGCATTAAATGCTATAGAAAAAAATTAACGCGTACGCAATTCTTCATGTAATGTGATAAGCGTTGTTACTTAGATGCGAACTTAACACATTAAAAGTCCGTTTTTTGAACCGACCAATAGGTAGTCCAGAAGGATGCTGTAAGCGAATATGCTAAGTAAATCAAATGCTTAAGCCATGACGTTTGCCTGAGGTTTCATTTTCAAGATCCGGAAGATACATCTTTCCCATCTTTTCACAAAAGAGCCGGCGACCCTAGTTTTCTTATCCCTTCAACTCTGAGAGTACACACGGCGATGATGCATTACCGCTCGAATTGATTCGTCGTAACTTATTTTTGTAGTGAATCCTTTCTCAGCGAAAGGGCGTTCCAGTCAACTGCTATTTGCAGATATGCGCGCGGCTTTGCTGACTGGGGGAGAGTCACCGGGAGGCACCCGGCACCATGACAACAACAATACAGTTTCAAATTCCTTGAGAGCCTGCCGTAAAAAGCAGGCCTTTTTTTATGAATTTGCAAACTGCTGCTACGCTTGAAATGTGTGTTGAAGGTAATTGCCTGATGGTTCTCCTGAACCGTTGTGAACCAGCCCGATACTGTCTCACTCAGGTCAGTTAGCAAGACTCACGACTACCTACCTTACTTACTAATAGTCACTCATTAGCCCGCCTTCAAAAGCGGGCTTTTTTTATTCCCCTCATCACTGAGAGGATTCACGGCAATAAGAGGGGGACTAGATGTCCGATCCTTTTTCTGGCACGACAGTAGCGGCTGGTGGTCTGATGGGGGCCAGCATGTTCGGCCTGGCAACCGGCATAGATTACGGTGTGGTGTTTGGCGCATTCGCTGGTGCGGTGTTCTACGTCGCTACGGCGGTTAATATCAGCCGCCTTAAGCTGGTGGGCTACTTCATCACCTCATTCATCTTCGGCGTTATCGGCGCGCCACTGCTCGGCTCTTACTTCTCCAAATGGACGGGGTACAGCGACAGGCCACTTGATGCGCTGGGCGCGGTAATCGTAGCCGCTATTGCTATTAAGCTGCTGACGTTCGTCAACAGTCAGGATTTGGGTAGCCTGTTTGGAATTCTCTCGCGTTTACGTGGTGGAGGGGCCAGCAATGGTAACAAGTGATCCGAGTGCGATGGCAAACGCAATTATCTCTGCTGTTATCGTTATTGCACTGATGTTCTACCAGCGCGGCGGGGCGAGACATCGCCCTCTGATATCGCTGATGGCTTATTTCACGGTGCTGGTATACGCCAGCGTCCCTTTCCGTTACCTGTTCGGCCTGTACCATGAATCACATTGGTTTGTGGTGCTGGTGAACGTCCTGATATGCGCCGCCGTTCTCTGGGCTCGGGGAAACGTAGCGCGCCTGGTTGATGTACTGAGGCACTAATGAACCAATCACAATTTCAAAAGGCGGCTGGGCTAAGCGCCGAATTAGCTGCGCGCTGGTTTCAGCCAGTGAGTGATGCAATGAAAGAGTTCGGCATCACCAATCCGGTAAACCAGGCGATGTTCATTGCTCAGGCAGGGCATGAATCAGCTGGCTTCACTCTGCTCGTGGAAAGCTTCAACTACCGCATTGCAGCACTTGTTAACTTCATCCGTGCAGGACGTCTCACAGCAGACCAGGCAAATGCGCTTGGCCGCCGTCCTGAGGAACGAACATTACCGATTGAGCGCCAGCGAGCCATTGCTAACCTGGTATACAGCAAGCGCATGGGTAACAACGCACCCGGGGACGGCTGGTTATACCGTGGGCGTGGACTTATCCAGATTACCGGCCTCAATAACTACCGTGATTGTGGGAACGGCCTGAAGGTTGATCTGGTTAAGCAGCCTGAGCTATTGGCCGAGGACGTTTATGCAGCCAGAAGCGCGGCGTGGTTCTTCGCCACTAAGGGATGCCTGAAGTATTCCGGCGACGTACTGCAGGTGACGAAGATTATCAACGGCGGAACGAACGGCCTGGAAGATCGCCGTGCTCGTTTCGGAAAAGCAAAAACCGTACTGGTGTGAGGTTGAGATGGGTCTTGAAACAATCATTGGCATTGCTGCACTGGTCATGGCTGCCATCGCTGGTGCTTTTGGCATTGGTCATTCACGCGGCACCAGCAAAGCGGAAGCGAAAGCAGACCAGCAGCGCACCGAAGATAACGCAGCGGCCACGGTCGCAGCAGCAGAACGCCGGGTAGAGACAACGAAAGAGGCTAGTAATGTACAGCAGACTGTTAACCACATGCCTGATGACGATGTTGATCGCGAGCTGCGTGACACGTGGAAGCGTCCCGGTGGTGGTTGATACCGCCTGTGACTGGGTAAAGCCAATCTACCTGACTGAACACGACATTGACGTTATGGACCGCCAGACGAAGAAAGACATCCTGGCTCATAACAAATTATCGAAGGCAAACTGCCTTACGAATGAAAGCTATGTAGCGAAGTAGAATTTTTAGTATCGATGGGGATTTTAATGAACGTGTTATCTAACGAAACAGTGAGGATGGTATTCAATCTCGGCATTGCTTCTCTCGAAAAAGAAGAGGATTTAATAATAAGCAAGCAAATTATTGTTGCTGCGTTTGCTGAGATTATTGAATCTCGAAAAAATTGCCAGCCAACTCTGTACGAGAAACTTTTGGCTGATAGTAATGGCAGGATAAAATGGGAGACTCCTCAAGATCTTGGTAGGTCTGTGTGAACAAAGCTTCAAAATTGATATGCTAATCCCATTGAGTCCTACATGATGGTGAGGAGCATTTGTAAATGCAGAACGTTCATGGCTTATCGCTGATTACAACATTGGTTAACCTCAGACTCAGGGGTAAACCTGTATCAATCGGGACAGGTTTCTTTTACAAAAATGAAAAAGGCTTTATCTTTTTGGCAACAAATTACCATGTCATTACAGGTATTAGTCCATCAGATAAAGCTTCAAAAGCCGTACACGGTGATGAGATCGTAATACAGTTAAGAGACAAAGAGGGGAAGGCATACGATCAACACATCCCGTTATTTATCTCTAATTCCAATAATTGGCTCGAACACCCAACTGATGGTGAAGCGGATATTGTTTTAATTCCTCTCCCATCTAAACTTTTGGAAAATGCTGACTTCGCTTATATCAGCAAAGAAACTACTTTAAATGACGTTTCATTACATCCATCTTTTCCTGTAGTTATGATTGGTTATCCACATGGATACAGAGATTCTGTAAACAATCTCCCCATTTGGAAAACAGGTAGCTTAGCAAGCGAGCCAGAGTACGATTTTGATGGTAAGAAAGTTATTGTCGTTGATATTTCTGCTTTCCCTGGGATGTCTGGGTCACCAGCGATCTATGTGTCTCACAACGGTTATGCCAACAAGAAAGGGGACGTTTTCGTGGGGGGGGGTATGGCTGTTCATTTTTTAGGCATTTATGCAAGTATGCAAATGCTTAACAGTGATCTGTACCTCGAGCAAGTACAGAATCAGTCAAGTTACAAAGTATCACATAGCGAATCTTTACAGCTTGGACATGTCTGGAAGGCTCAATTATTAGAGGAAATTGCAGATTCTTTTGATCCAGAGACTTACTTTAGACATTTTAAGAGGAAGGTAATAATGCCAGCTGTTCAGCCTTCATTTATAACTAAATTTTAAATTAATCGTTTGTATATGTTTGTTCTTATGCCCCGTTTTGCGGGGCATTTTAATGAGCATTGTACGCTCCTATCGAAGAAAGTCTTTCAGCTGTGAGCCTGGGCAAACCGTTAACTTTCGTCGGCTTTGCCGTGCGACAGGCTCACGCCTAAAAGGAAATAAATCATGGGTCAGAAAATCATTACGTTGTCCGGCGCTGCGACGGATGTTCTTTATGCACTGTTTTTCCGTGGCGCGCTTCAGTCTGGTGACCTGCCAGCTAAATCTGGTGCTTCTGAGCTTCGGGAGCTGGGATTCGCTGAAACACGCCATACCGCGACGGAGTATCAAAAGGAAAATTATTTCACCTTCCTGACTGCTGAAGGGCAGGAGTTTGCTATTAAGCACCTGGTCAATACGCGCTTTGGTGAGACGGTGAAGCAGGAATACTACTCCCCGCTCGGGGTTGAGCTTGAATGCGCTCAAAAGGCGCTCGATGAAATTTGTGAAGAGATTCGCAGCAGCAAAGCATTTGAAAAGTTGATAAACGGAACGCCGATTCACTGTCAGGTGCATATTACCGATACGATGATTGGTGATGCCGCAGTGTCTGCCAACTATAGCGTAAAGATGAACGTGAACCACGGCGGCAAACTGCACGTTGCTGGCATGGCCGTCTGCATTGAAGGTGACCAGCGCAAGGTCGTGTTTGAGGCTGACCGCTTTAAGGTGAATGAAGCCGCTCAATCAGCCAGCAATAATGAAGAGACGGCCTTCAATGGTGGTCTGGCTTTTGGTGGTTTCCCTGGGGCAATTAGTCATGATGGAGCTAATCCCGCTGATGGCAATAATGCCACCGCTGAACCAATCAGTTCAATTGCTTCAGCGACAGGCACAGCCACCAAGACGCGACTAACCGACGAGATGCAAGAACTGGTTCTCAAGGCTGTACGCGAAAGCGATTTGTTCGCAGCCCTCCAGGCAAAGATTGATGCGCAAACAGCTTCAGTAGTTGGCTTGCAACAGGCGATGCACGAAGCGGTGAAAGATGCTCTTCGCAATGCGCTCAAGCCAGGCGGCATCCTCTGGGCGGCTATCTCACATCGATGATTTATGGACGTTTGGACGTCCAAATTGCTGTAGGTTCGTGCTGATTTAAGTGAATGAGAGTCATTATCATCAATGGGTCCTCCCAGAGGGGGGGCCTGCCACGGGGCGGCTGGCTCGCGGGAAACGGCTAGTTTTTCGGAATCAGGGTCATCATCATCATGTGCGCAGGTCTTTGATTTAATTAGAGGCCATTTTCGCAAGATGTCGAATCGTTCAAAAAGTGTTCACCATCATGGACCAGGAAATTGCCACTTTAAAACTCAATATCAATCAGCTGGCAGGGATAACCGGCGTACACCGTCAGACGGTTGCCGCGAGACTGAAAAATGTTGAACCTGCTCCAGGCAGCAACAGCAAGTTAAAGCTCTATCTGGTGACCGACATTCTGACCGAACTGATGATCCCTACCGTTTCGGCCAACATCGATGATATGCCCCCCTCTGACAGGCTGTCCCACTGGAAAGCAGAGAATGAGAGGCTGAAGTTCGAACAGGATACGGGGCAGTTAATACCCGCAGATGAAGTGGCGCGAGAATTCTCATTGATGGCGAAAGCCGTCGTCATGGTACTTGAAACCCTCCCGGATGTGCTCGAGCGCGACTGTGCTTTAACGCCTGCTGCGGTAGTTCGTGTGCAAAGCGTTATTGATGATCTGCGCGGCCAGATGGCGGAGAGGGTGCAGGACGCTGAAAAAGAGGAGGAAGAGCCTGAGGAGGACTGATGGCAAAGCGGGCATCCGCCAGGGACATCCGCCGCGATGTCTCCGGTATTTTACGAGCCCCGCGTCGTATTCCGGTGGCCGATGCGGTCAGTACTTATATGCGCGTGCCAATGGGGGCGGGAAACTCAGTTCCATGGGATCCGGATCTGGCACCCTATGTGATTGAGCCGATGAACTGCCTGGCATCGCGTGAATACGATGCGGTGGTGTTTGTGGGCCCGGCGCGAACGGGTAAAACCATCGGGCTGATTGACGGCTGGATTGTTTATAACATTGTCTGCGATCCGGCAGATATGCTTGTGATTCAGGTATCTGAGGAAAAAGCTCGCGAGCATTCCAAAAAACGCCTGGACCGTACTTTTCGCTGTAGCCCTGAAGTTAAAACCCGGCTAAGCCCAAGACGTAACGATAACAACGTCTACGACCGTACATTCCGCGCCGGTAACTATTTGAAGCTTGGCTGGCCATCCGTCAATATCATGTCGTCCTCGGACTATAAGAGTGTGGCGCTGACGGATTATGACCGCTTTCCGGAAGATATCGACGGGGAGGGGGATGCTTTTTCACTGGCATCGAAGCGTACCACGACATTCATGTCCTCCGGGATGACGCTGGTTGAAAGCTCGCCCGGGAGGGATATCAGAGACACAAAATGGCGGCGTTCCACGCCCCATGAAGCCCCTCCGACCACCGGAATTTTATCGCTCTATAACCGTGGTGACCGCCGTCGTCTTTACTGGCCATGCCCGCATTGCGGCGAATATTTCCAGCCGGAAATGGACAATATGACCGGGTACCGCGACAGCAGCGATCCTGTGCTTGCCAGCGAAGCGGCTTTTCTACAGTGCCCGGCCTGTAAAGGCAGGATCACACCGGACATGAAGCGTGCGCTTAACATGAAATGTGTCTGGCTCCGGGACGGGCAAACCATCGACAGGAAAGGCCAGGTTAGCGGTGATGGCCGTCGTTCCCGTATTGCCTCCTTCTGGATGGAAGGTCCGGCAGCTGCTTACCAGACCTGGGCTCAGCTGATCTACAAATTCCTGACAGCAGAGCAGGAATATGAAACCACCCGCAGTGAGGAAACACTGAAGACGGTTATCAATACCGACTTTGGCCGACCTTATTTACCCCGCGCCAGCATAGAGCAACGCAAAAGTGAGTTGCTGGAGCAACGTGCTGAAGACGTGCCAAAACGCTCGGTCCCGGACGGCGTGCTGTTCCTTACAGCAACCGTGGACGTTCAGGCGGGCCGCAACAGGCGGTTTGTTGTCCAGATAACCGGTTACGGGAGTATGGGAGAGCGCTGGATAGTTGACCGCTACAACATACGGCAGTCCCTGCGATGTGATGGTAACGGAGAGAGCATCCAGATCGATCCCGCGAGCTACCCGGAAGACTGGGATCTCCTGCTTACGGATGTATTCGAGAAAATCTGGCCACTGGCATCTGATCCGTCAAAAGGCATGAGGCTGATGTCGATGGCGGTTGACTCCGGCGGTGAGGATGGCGTCACGGATAACGCTTACAAATTCTGGCGCAAGTGTCGCCGTGAAGGGCTGGGTAAACGGGTTTATCTCTTTAAGGGCGACAGTGTACGCCGCAGCAAACTTATTCAGAGGACATTCCCGGATAACACCGGAAGGTCCACCCGCCGCGCGCAGGCGACTGGTGATGTCCCGCTTTATCTTCTTCAGACCGATGCCCTGAAAGACCGGGTGAATAATGCCCTCTGGCGTGATTCTCCCGGGCCAGGATATGTTCATTTTCCCTCCTGGCTGGGCAACTGGTTCTACGACGAACTGACCTATGAGGAACGCTCAAATGAAGGGAAATGGAGTAAGCCTGGCCGCGGCGCCAACGAAGCATTTGACCTTCTCGTCTATGCCGATGCCCTCGCCATCCTTAGCGGGTACGAAAAAATCAAATGGCCGTCTGTTCCTGAATGGGCACGGCGGGAAACGTGGATCGAGAGCACGCAGACGGAAACTGGCGAAGCGCCATCCCCGATACCTGCGGCGAAACCAAAGCCAAAACCAAAACGTGAGAAGCCCGTAACCAGCGAGGCGAATCCGTGGACAAACTCAGGAGGATGGGTGTGAATCAGGCAGATATTCAAAATATGATCGACCGCTATGCATCAGCAGAGCTTGCCGTTCTGGAAGGAAAATCCATCACCTTTAATGGTCAGCAGATGACATTCGAAAACCTGTCGGAAATCCGAAAAGGGCGACAGGAGTGGGAACGTCGTCTTACTGCACTCAACAACAAACGCCGTGGGAGACCCGGCTACAGGCTGGCGAGGTTTGGATGAGTCTTTTAGATGATGCAATAGGCCTGTTTTCGCCGGGCTGGAAAGCTTCACGCCTGCGTGCCCGTGCGGTAATCAAGGCCTATGAGGCGGTAAAGCCTACCCGGACCCATAAAGCACAACGGGAGAATCGTTCTGCCGACCAGCTCAGCCAGATGGGGGCGGTTTCGCTTCGTGAGCAGGCCCGTTGGCTGGATAACAATCACGATCTGGTGATTGGCGTGTTCGACAAGCTTGAAGAGCGGGTTATTGGTAAGCAGGGGATTATTGTTGAACCGATCCCCCTGCTGACCAACGGGAAAATCGCCAAGAAACTGGTAAAGGATATCCGTAGAAAGTTTGGTGAATGGTCTGTCAGACCTGAAGTGACTAACCAGTTTACCCGACCGATGCTTGAGCGCCTGATGCTGCGCACCTGGTTACGGGATGGTGAAGTATTTGCACAACTGGTTAGTGGTACAGGCAACGGCCTTCAACCAGTCGCGGGTGTGCCGTTCTGGCTGGAAGCGCTTGAGCCTGATTTCGTACCCATGAACAGTGACGCCGCAACCCAGATGAATCAGGGGGTCTTTGTTGACAACTGGGGACGACCCAAAAAATACCAGGTTTACAAAAGTCTGCCGGTTTCCGGGAGACAGTTTGATACCAAAGAGGTAGACGCGGCGAACATGCTCCACCTCAAATTTACCCGCCGCCTTCACCAGACCCGAGGCACCTCTCTTTTGTCTGGGGTGCTGATGCGCCTGAGTGCGCTCAAGGAGTATGAAGACTCCGAACTTACCGCAGCGAGAATTGCCGCAGCACTGGGCATGTATATCAAAAAGGGTGACGGGCAGAGTTTTGACTCCGATGACAAATCTGGTGATGACCGTGAGCTCATGATCCAGCCTGGCATGTTGTATGACGACCTTCAGGCCGGGGAAGAAATCGGGATGATTAAGTCTGACCGACCTAACCCTAACCTTGAGACGTTCCGCAATGGTCAGCTGCGTGCTGTTGCCGCAGGCAGCCGCCTCAGCTTTTCCAGCACTGCCCGCAACTACAACGGTACCTACAGCGCTCAGCGGCAGGAGCTGGTGGAGTCAACCGATGGGTATCTGATACTTCAGGACTGGTTTATCGGCTCAGTCACCCGACCGATGTATCGGGCCTGGCTGAAGATGGCAGTCGCTGCCGGAGAAATCAGCCTTCCACGCGGTGTTGACATGGATACGCTTTACAACGCTGTCTACTCAGGGCCGGTCATGCCCTGGATTGATCCTGTCAAAGAAGCAAATGCATGGAAAACTCAGATACGCGGTGGTGCTGCAACTGAATCTGACTGGGTTCGCGCCAGCGGCCGTAATCCGGACGATGTGAAGTCACGCCGTAAAGCGGAAGTTGATGAAAACAAAGAAATGGGGCTGGTGTTTGACACTGACCCCTCCAATGATAAAGGAGGCACCAGTGCCGAAGTCAAAGAGCCGGGCGGTCCACCGTCCGAAAGCCAGCGTAAAAAGTAATTCGTGGTTCCGGATGCAGGCCAGCAATAACAATGCGGCCGAAATTTATATCTACGACGAAATCGGCTACTGGGGGGTGACCGCAAAACAGTTCGTCAATGACCTCAAAGCTCTCGGTGAAGTCAGTCACATTAACCTTCACATCAACTCACCGGGTGGTGATGTCTTTGATGGCATCGCCATTTTTAATGCCCTCAAACATCATGGCGCGTCAATCACTGTGCATATTGATGGTCTGGCCGCGTCAATGGCCTCCGTCATCGCAATGGTGGGCAATCCGGTCATCATGCCTGAAAACACCATGATGATGATCCACAAGCCCTGGGGATTTGCCGGGGGTGATGCTAACGACATGCGCGACTATGCAGACCTTCTCGACAAAGTTGAATCAGTGCTGATCCCGGCTTACGCGCAGAAGACCGGAAAAACCACTGAAGAAATCGCGGCAATGCTGGAAGACGAAACCTGGATGGACGGCAACGAATGCGTCTCGCTGGGGTTTGCCGACCAGGTTACACCTTCCCTACAGGCGATGGCCTGTATTCATTCAAAACGTATCGAGGAATTTGAAAAGATGCCAAACAGCATTCGCAATATGATCACCCCGCCGCGCAACTCTACCCAGCGTGACCAGGGAAATCAGCATAATCCATCCCAGCAGCCGAATCCCGCACCGGTCATCAACGAAGGCGATGTCCGCGCTCAGGTTCTGAATGAGCAGAAGGCCCGTGTGAATGGTATTGGCGATCTCTTCGCCATGTTCGGTAACAAACACATGGATCTGCAAAACAAGTGCATTGCCGATCCTGAATGTTCCGTTGAGCAGGCTAAAGATTTACTACTGGCTGAGCTGGGTAAGGCTGCCACCCCATCCAACAAAACCAGTCAGGCTCATATTCATGCCAGCAATGGTAATTTCGTGGCCGATGGTATTCGCCAGGCGCTGATGGCGCGTGCCGGCTATGAAAATCAGGAGCGTGACAACGTCTACAACGGTATGACGCTGCGTGAATATGCGCGTATGGCCCTGACCGAAAAAGGTATCGGTGTGTCCAGTTATAACCCGATGCAGATGGTCGGGCTTGCTCTGACGCACAGTACATCTGACTTCGGCAATATCCTGCTCGATGTTGCAAACAAGGCTCTGTTGCAGGGCTGGGAAGAAGCTGAAGAAACCTTCCAGCGCTGGACCAAAAAGGGGCAGCTGTCAGACTTTAAGACCGCCCATCGTGTTGGCATGGGTGGATTCCCGTCGTTGCGTCAGGTTCGTGAAGGGGCTGAGTACAAATACGTTACCACTGGCGATAAAGGCGAAACCATCGCCCTGGCAACTTACGGTGAAATCTTCTCCATCACCCGTCAGGCTATTATCAACGATGACCTCAATCAGCTGACTGATGTGCCGATGAAGATGGGCCGCGCAGCCAAGGGTACCATCGGTGATCTGGTTTATGCCGTTCTGACCAAAAACCCGAAACTGTCAGATGGGAAAGCATTGTTCCATGCTGACCATAAAAACCTTTCATCTGGCGCGATCTCCGTCAGTAGCCTTGATGATGCGCGTAAGCTGATGCGCCTTCAGAAAGAGGGCGAGCGCTCCCTGAATATTCGTCCGGCATTCATGCTGGTACCGGTTGGCCTTGAAACACTGGCAAACCAGACCATCAAGTCTGCCAGCGTGAAAGGGGCGGATATTAATGCAGGTATTATCAACCCTATCCAGAACTTTGCAGAAGTGATTGCGGAAGCGCGACTGGATGATGCCGATGCAAAAGCCTGGTATCTGGCTGCCGCACAGGGCACAGATACCATTGAAGTGGCTTATCTGAACGGGGTCGATACGCCATACATCGACCAGCAGGAGGGATTCACCACTGATGGTATCGCCACGAAAGTGCGTATTGATGCCGGTGTGGCGCCGCTGGACTATCGCGGCATGACCAAATCAACTGGCCAGTAATAAACAGCCTCGATAACCAGACGCCCGTAAGGGCTTTTTTTATACCTGAAACCAGCCCCGAAAGGGGCTGAATGGAGCACAACATGGCGAAGAATTTTGTACAGGACGGTAAAACCATCTCCTTGGTGAATGGCGGGACGGATGACATTCTCAGCGGTGAACCGGTTGCAGTCGGAAAAGTTATTGCTGTGGCCATCACGGATATTGCAGCTGGCCAGATCGGGGACGGTTTCACGGAAGGCGTGTTTTTGCTTCCCAAACTGGCTGCTGATGCAATCACTGCCGGGGAACAGGTTTACCTGAAAGACGGTAAAGTGCAGCTGACGGAAACCGATGCGGTCGTGGCCGGGGTCGCCTGGGAATCCGCAGGTGCAAACGTGACTGTGGTTGAAGTCAAAATCAATGGCTAATCCGTTTGAACGGCTTGCGGGTCGCATGGACGCGGCCACGGTGAAAACCATGGGAAAAACTGTGCTGATCAATGGCGTGTCTCACGATGCCATCTCAGCCGACCTTCTGGAGGAGATGGGCCCGCTATCAGGGAATATTCATTCGCTGGTGGTGTTCAGTGCAGAGTATTCCCCGCGGCGAAACGACGAAGTGGAATGGGAGGGCAAGAACTGGACCGTTACCCGCCACGACACTTTTAACGGGAAACCACGTATCTTCATTGAATAGGAGGTGTTATGTCGATTAAAGGCCTGGAACAGGCAATCGCTAACCTCAACAGCATCAGTGAAAAAGCCGTCCCCCGCGCCAGTGCACAATCTGTTAACCGCATTGCAGGACAGGCAGTCAATCGCAGTGTTTCAGTCGTTTCAAAGTCAACCCGTGTCCCCCGAAAGCTGGTTAAACAGCGTGCCCGGATCCTGCGGGCAACCCTCGGCAAACCCCGCGCTCTTATCCGCGTGAACCGGGGAAATTTACCCGCAATTAAACTTGGGACCGCCAGTGTTCGTCTGTCGCGCAGAAAACGCGATAAATCAGGAGCCAGCAGCGTGCTGAGGATCGGACCGTTTCGTTTCCCTGGCGCCTTTATTCAGCAACTGGCAAATGGTCGCTGGCATGTACTGCGGAGAACAACCCGCAACCGGTATCCGATCGAAGTGGTCAGCATCCCTCTGGCGGTACCGCTGACTGAAGCTTTCCGCGCAGAGCTGCCGAGACTGATGGATGAACGTATGCCTGAGGTGATGCGGCAGAATCTGCAAAACCAGCTGAGGTTGATTCTTTCACGATGAAACACCCACAAATCCGTGCCGCCGTTCTGGCGGCGCTTAAACGTAACATTACCGAACAGGTCACCTGGTTTGACGGTCGCCCTGGCTTCCTTGACGAGGAGGATCTTCCGGCAGTGGCGGTATACCTGACGGATGCGCGCGCCTCGGACGACAACATCGATGAAGATATGTGGTCCGCACTGCTGCATATCGAAGTTTTCCTGAAAGCGAAGGAGCCTGATTCCGCTCTGGATGCCTGGATGGAAGAGAAAGTGTATCCCGCCCTGGGTGATATCCCCGAGCTGCTTCCCCTCATCGAATTGATGAACGCAAGCGGTTATGACTATCAACGCGATGATGAAGCGATGATGTGGGGATCGGCCGATCTCAGCTACTCAATCAGCTATGTAATGTGAGGACTTTATGACCACACCAAACCCTCTGGCGCCAACGAAAGGCGCTGGTACAACGCTGTGGGTTTATACCGGAAGCGGTGACCCATTTGCGAACCCTGCTTCGGATGTTAGTTGGATCCGCCTGGCAAAGGTTAAAGATATTCAGCCGGGCGAACTGACAGCCGAATCCGAAGATGATACCTACCTCGATGATGACAATCCTGACTGGACCTCGACCATGCAGGGCCAGAAATCAGCCGGCGAAACCAACTTCACACTGGCCTGGTTGCCGGGTGAAAGCGGACAGCAGGACCTGGTTAACTGGTTCGATGAGGGCGCTGTTAAAGGCTACAAGATTAAGTATCCGAACGGCGTTATCGATGCCTTTAAAGGGTGGGTGAGCAGCCTTGGCAAGACAGTTACGTCCAAAGAGACGATGACGCGAACCGTAAAAATCACCAACAACGGTAAGCCGTCTCTGGCAGAAGACAGCGGTTCGGTACCGATTGGCGTAACGGGGATCACTCTGGATAAAGCCACGGCTGCCGTTGCTGTTGGCGCGACCACTCAGCTGGTGGCATCTGTGCTGCCAGCCAGTGCTTCCGATTCCTCGTTCCGGGTTGCAACCTCTGACCCGTCTAAGGCAACGGTCACCGTCAGCGGCAATACCCTGACTGTCACCGGCGTGGCGGCAGGTACCGTAGAAATCATCGTTATGAGCAATGAAGGTAACTTTGTGGCGATCTGCAAAGTGACTGTTTCCTGATAACCGGGGCGTCAGCCCCGTTCCTGGAGTAGATAATGTTTCTAAAAAGCGAACTGCTTGAAAGTAACGGCAGCAGTGTCACATTGTTCCAGCTGTCAGCATTACAGCGTATTGAACACCTTGAATACCTGAAACAGATGGAAGCAGTAGAAGGGGGCGATATTCAGGCGGCCGTTACACTCACCGTGAAGAGTGGGGCTTATCTGGTGGCGATGTCTCTCTGGCATGGTCATTCCCTGAAAGGCTCTCAGGGCGATAATGCAGCGGCAGAAGTGGCAAAAATTCAGGATGAAGTCATGCAGACCTGGCCGGCTGAACTTATTGCCGAAGCAGAATTTAAGGTAAAACTCCTGTCTGGCATGATTGCACCTGTAACGGATGATCCGGAAGAGCCTGGCGAGGAACAGAATGAGCAAGCCGAACCCGTTACGGCGGAAAAGCCCTCGCCAGCGAGCTGATATTTGCCATGAAACTGGCGCGTGAGTTCGGTCGCCCTGACTGGCGCGCCATGCTTGCTGGCATGTCTTCTACGGAATATGGCGACTGGAAAATCTTCTACCGGGACAACTACTTTCATGATGCGCAGCTGGATGCTCATTTCTCCGGCCTGCTCTACACCATATCAACCCTGTTTTTCGCCGATCCGGAACTAACCCCCGACAGTTTCAGCATTCTTTCTCCTGTATCGGATCCTGTCGATATCGATGGGCCTGGCGATGAGACGCTGATGGCAAAGGCAGCAGGAATTTCAGGAGGCGTACGCTATGGCCCAGACGGCAGTCGGTGATCTGGTCGTTAACCTTGACGTTAACTCGACGAAATTCACTGAACAGATCAGCTACGTTAAAAAAGAATTTAAGCAGACGGGTGATGCGGCAAATGATGCCGCGTTGCGAATGCAGCAGTCATTTACCCGCCAGGAGAGTGCCGCCCGTAAGGCCGGGATATCTGTCGGGCAATATAACGCTGCAATGCGTATGCTCCCGGCGCAGTTTACTGATATTGCGACCCAGCTGGCAGGGGGGCAGAGTCCGTGGCTTATCCTTCTCCAGCAGGGTGGCCAGGTGAAGGACTCCTTCGGCGGTATTATTCCAACGTTCCGCGCGCTGCTGGGCACTATCTCCCCGGTTATGGTGGGCGTTACGGCGCTTTCCGCCGCAACAGGGGCATTGTTCTATGCATGGTATGCCGGTTCGTCAACGCTGTCTGATTTCAACAAGACACTGGTGCTCTCAGGGAATTCAGCGGGGCTGACCGCCGACAGAATGCTGGTTCTGGCACGAAATGGGCAGGCCGCAGGGCTGACATTCAACCAGACCAGCGAAGCGCTGACTGAGCTGGTCAATGCGGGTGTCCGTGCGGATTCCCGCTTTGATGATATGAGCCAGGCGGTTGCGCGCTTTACTGACGCTTCAGGTGTGCCGGTCGAGAAGGTTGCTGCCGCCTTTGGGAAACTGACCTCAGACCCGACATCCGGGCTGATTGCCATGGCCCAGCAATTTCACAATGTGACTGCTGAGCAGATAGCCTATGTGGCGCAATTGCAGCGGGCCGGCGATGAAGCAGCTGCCCTGCAAGCGGCAAACGATGCTGCGACCTCCGGGTTTAACGAGCAGACCAAATCGCTCCGCGACAACATGGGAACGATTGAGTCATCGGCAGACAGCCTGAAGCGTGCCTTTAAATCGATGTGGGATGCGGCACTGGATATCGGCCGCCCTGATACTGCACAGGAGATGGTGGCAAAGGCAGAAGCCGCTTTCAAAAAGGCAGATGAAATCTGGAACCTGCGTAAGGGTGATCATTATGTGAATGATGAGGCGCGTGCCCGGTTCTGGAACGACAGGGAAACGGCCAGGCTGGCGCTGGATATGGCGCAGCAGCAGGCGGGCGTTGCCAAAGCGAACGAAGAGAACGCATCACGCGAAGCGGCTGCGGAATCTGACCGCCAAAAGTACGCCGCGCAGGCCCAGGCCAACTACGCCAAAACACAAAGTGCCCTGGAAAAGTACACGGCCCGCCAGAATGAGCTTAACAAGGCTCTGAAGGATGGCCGTATCCTCCAGGCCGACTACAACATTAACCTGGCTGCGGCAAAAAAAGAGTATGAGGATACTCTCAAGAAACCGTCGAAAAGGACCGCAGCGGTCAGAACGCCCGCCGGCACCCGGGCGACCGATACCGCCACCGCACAGACGATGGAGCTTGAGACGCAGTTACGCACACTGCAAGAGCACAAGGGTATCAATGACACTATCAGTCAGCAGCGGCAGGAGCTCTGGCGGCAGCAGGCCCGCTTCTCCGTTCTGGAAGAGGCCGCAAAAAAACGCCCCCTCTCTGTGGAAGAAAAATCCCTGCTGGCCAGTAAGGATGAAGTGCTTTCGCGCGCGGAGATGAATGCAAAACTGGGTGATCAGATTGCCGCTCAGGAACGCCTTAACCGTCTTCAGGATACTTCACAAAAATACGTCACCCAGATGGGCGAGAAAACCCGCGCGCTGGTGGCGGGCGGGAGTATGGGGAGTCGGGCAGCGCAGCGTCAGAATGAAGAGGCTCAACTCCGGCAGGGCTGGATGAATGCGGGCGGGTCAGATACTGATCCGGGCTATCAGAATGAGCTGACTGCACTGAAAAATTATTACGCTGAACAGGATAACCTGCGCGGGGACTGGCTTTCTGGCGCGAAATCAGCATGGGCGGATTATGCCGATTCTGCGGGTGACGCTTATGGTCAGATGAAGTCTGTGGCGGCCAACACCTTCGACGGAATGACGCAAAACCTTGCCAATATGCTGACCACTGGCAAGGCAAAATGGGCTGATTTTACCCGGTCAACACTCTCGATGCTGGCGCAGATCGCTATCAAACAGGCGGGCGTGGGGATCGTCGGAGCAGTTGGCTCTGCTATTGGGTTTGCTGGTGGTGGTTATACCGGTTCCGGCGGTAAATATGAGCCTGCTGGTGTGGTACACCGCGGTGAGTTTGTCTTTAACAAAGAATCCACCTCACGGATTGGCGTGGGTAATCTCTACAGAATGATGAAGGGATACGCCAGTGGTGGCTATGTGGGGGGCGGTTCCTCTTCCAGTGTCGGTGTGCCGTTCGGCATCAGTGTGTACGCGCCTGTCAATGTGACGACTGAGCAGCAGGGAGGACAGCAGCAGTCACAGGGTGACCAACTCGGTCGCGCTTATCAGCAGGTTATCGATAAATCAGTTCAGGACGGCATCCGCAAGGCTTCGCGTCCGGGCGGGATTATCTGGAATGCGATGAAGGTCAGGTAAACATGGCAATTGAAACATTTACGTGGGGGATCCAGTCGGCAAGCCAGCCCACCACCAAAAGTGAAGACACCATCCGGAAAGCGAAATTTGGTGATGGTTATGAGCAGGTGAGTGGCTCCGGTCTGAATGATGAAAAGCTGATTTTTGAATATTCGTTCAGGGGACGACCTGAAAAAGGGCTGGAGATCTACACCTTTCTTCGCCGCCACAAAACCAAATCGTTCATCTTCACACCGCCATTCGGAGAGCTCGCCCTGTGGCGAGTTCAGGCCAATTCTCTACAGAAGGTTGTTCTTGGCAACAAACTACTTTCTGTTTCAGCAACGTTTGAACAGGCATTCGCACCATGAGTCTTAACGCTGATTATCAAAAACTGGAGCCGGGTAATGATATCCGGCTGATTGAAGTGGACGGCACAGCGTTTGGTATGTCTGATGTGATGTATTTTCACGCTTACAACATCCCGCATACGCCAGAAGAGATTGCCGCCGCTGGTGGTGATGAAACTCGGCTACCCCCCAAATCAATCTGGTGGCAGGGCACTGAATACAAGGCGTGGCCATATCAGATAGAGGGGCTGGAAAAATCCACGGATGGTACCAGCGCCGAACCCAAACTTTCAGTTGCCAATCTGGACAGCTCGATCACCGCTCTTTGTCTTGCGTATGACGATCTTGTCCTGGCGCGTGTTGTCATTCACGACACGATGGCAAAGTATCTGGATGATCGTAACTTCCCGTCAGGAAATCCCCTGGCGAACCCGACGCAGGAAAAACGCCAGACATGGTACATCGATGGCAGGACTGGTGAGACAAATGAGACGGTGCAGTTTGTTCTATCCAGTCCGATGGACGTACAGGGAATGATGATCCCAACGCGCCAGCTACATTCCCTTTGCACCTGGTGTATTCGTAATAAATACCGTAGCGGCGATGGCTGCGACTATGCGGGAACGCAGTATTTTGACAAAAACAACAAACCGGTAAGCGACCCTTCTCTGGATGAATGCAACGGAACACTTTCTGCCTGCGAACTCCGTCACGGTGAAGGTAATGAGCTTCCATTTGGAGGCTTCCCCGGAACGTCATTAATCAGGAGCTGATATGCGTCAGAAAACTATTGATGCGATCATGGCGCACGCCGCAGCGGAGTATCCGCGCGAATGCTGTGGCGTAGTGGCGCAGAAAAACCGGGTTGAGCGTTATTTCCCATGCCGGAACATGGCTGCTCAGCCAACGGAGCAATTTCACCTTTGTCCCGAAGATTATGCATCGGCTGAGGATTGGGGAGCCATTACAGGAATAGTCCACAGTCATCCAGACGCCACCACGCAACCGAGTGAGCTGGACAAGGCGCAGTGTGATTTAACTCTTTTGCCCTGGCATATTGTGAATTGGCCAGAAGGAGACTTACGTACTATACAGCCTCGCGGAGAACTGCCGCTGCTGCAACGTCCTTTTGTACTTGGTCACCTGGACTGCTGGGGGCTCGTAATGAGTTATTTCCGGCAGGAACACAGCATTGAGCTGAAAGATTACCGGGTAGATTATCCCTGGTGGGAAAACGACTATCCTGACAACTTTTACCAGGATTGCTGGTATGAGTGTGGATTCCGGGAATTCGACGGGCCGCCACAACCAGGCGATATGGTGATCATGCAGCTCCAGGCCGATAAGTGGAATCATGCGGGGATCCTGCTTGAGGGCAATATGCTACTGCATCATCTGTACGGCCATCTGAGCCAGCGAGTGCCGTATGGCGGATACTGGATTGAGCGCACAATGAAGATCGTAAGATTTAAAAATCTTATGAGATGATCTCTAACCTGTGAACGTGGTTTCTGAGTTTTGTTGTTACATTTTATCCTGTTATTCTCGTCTTAATTTTTTAGAAAGGAATCAGGATATGAAAAAAGCAATAATTACCATTGTTGTATTGATAGTTTTATTCGCTGCATTTGCAATCATAAATAACCATTTACCCCCATCTCCGGGTAATGCAATAACATTTGCCGAAAAGAAAATATCCTCAATGATGAAAGATCCAGACTCAGTTAAGTTTGAGTCATCGAAATTTTACCAGAGAGGGGATGCTTCTGGCGGTGTACTCACTGGATATGTCTGCGGTTATGTAAATGGGAAAAATTCATTTGGAGCTTATTCAGGAAGGCAGAGTTTTATCGTAAATCTCAGTGTATCTGACAACGGAAGAACGGCGTTTTATCGCGAGTATTATGTGGACAGCATGAGGCCGACAACATTCGTCAGAGACTGGATTGAAAAGTGTAAATGATAAAAATAACCCGCTACGGCGGGTTTTTTATTGGGAGCAAACATGTCTGAATCAGTAAGAAAGGTTCGCCTTTACGGTGTTCTGGGGGCAACTTTTGGGCGTGAATATCAGCTTGCTGTATCGTCAGCCAGGGAAGCGGTGAGGGCGTTATGTGTCATTGTTCCTGGCTTTGAAAGGTTCCTGAATAACAGTCGACAGCGTGGACTGACCTATGCCGTTTTCAGTGGTAAGCAGAATCTGGATCAGAAAGCGCTGGAAATGGATGAAGGTGGCGATGATATCCGTATCGCACCCGTCATCATTGGCAGCAAGCGTGGCGGGTTGATGCAGACCATTCTGGGTGCTGCACTGATCGCCGTCGCCGCGTTCGCTCCGTGGGGGGCGGCAATCTGGGCCAGTAATGTTGTTTTCCAGGTGGGGGCCGCACTCGCGCTCGGAGGGGTGATCCAGATGCTCTCACCACAAACAAAAGGACTGGCCAGCAAGCAGTCGGCTGATAATAAAGCCAGCTATGCCTTCGGTGGTGTCACTAATACAACGGCACAGGGTAATCCGGTACCGCTGCTTTACGGCAAGCGACTCATTGGCGGGGCGATAATTTCCGCCGGTATCTACGTCGAAGATCAGCAGTAACGATTTTCTTTCCATCAGGCCATCTCAGGGTGGCTTTTTTTATGGGCGCGATATGGCTACAGCAACCCCAATTAAAGGCCGCAAGGGCGGCAGCTCCAGTTCACGAACCCCTACAGAGCAGCCTGATGATCTGCAATCTGTAGCAAAGGCGAAAATCCTTCTCGCGCTGGGTGAAGGCGAGTTTGCAGGACAGCTAACCGGCAAAAATATCTATCTGGACGGAACTGCGCTGGAGAATGCCGATGGTTCCCAAAACTTTAGCGGTGTCACCTGGGAGTTCCGTGCTGGGACACAGGCTCAGAAATATATTCAGGGTATCCCTGGTACCGAAAATGAAATCAGTGTGGGAACCGAAGTTTCAAGCGCTACCGCCTGGGCGCGCACGTTTACCAATACTCAGCTTTCAGCAGTTCGCCTGCGCTTGAAATGGCCTTCACTTTTCAAACAGGAGGATGACAGCGACCTGGTTGGTAATTCTGTCAATTATGCCATTGACCTACAGACTGACGGTGGCACATGGAAGACGGTGTTAAACACCAGCGTGACGGGAAAAACCACGTCCGGTTATGAGCGTAGCCACCGAATTGATTTACCTCAGGCGGGCAGCACCTGGACAATACGTCTGCGCAAGATTACCGCTGATGCAAACAGCGCGAAAATTGGCGACACCATGACGTTGCAGAGCTTCACTGAAGTGATTGACGCCAAGTTGCGCTACCCTAATACCGCGCTGTTATACATTGAATTCGACTCCAGCCAGTTCAATGGCTCCATCCCGCAGATTTCCTGTGAGCCGCGTGGCCGCGTCATTCGAGTGCCTGATGTTTATGATCCTGAAACGAGGACTTACAGCGGCACATGGACCGGGGCATTTAAGTGGGCGTGGACGGATAACCCGGCATGGATTTTTTACGATCTGGTGGTATCCGACCGCTTCGGACTTGGGAACCGCCTGACGGCGGCGAACATTGATAAATGGACACTGTACCAGGTAGCCCAGTATTGCGATCAGCAAGTGCCTGACGGTAAAGGTGGCAGTGGTACAGAGCCGCGGTATATCTGCAACGTATATATTCAGGATCGGAACGATGCTTACACAGTCCTGCGCGATTTTGCTGCTATCTTCCGTGGCATGACCTATTGGGGGGGCGATCAAATTGTTGCCCTAGCCGACATGCCACGGGATATTGATTACACGTATAACCGCAGCAATGTGATCGGCGGTGTTTTCAATTATTCCAGCAGCACATCAAAAAGCCGATATACCAATGCGCTTGTGTCCTGGTCTGACCCGGCGAATGCTTATGCAGATGCAATGGAGCCTGTGTTTGAGCAGACTCTGGTAGCTCGGTACGGATTCAATCAACTGGAAATGACAGCCATCGGCTGCACCAGGCAGTCAGAAGCAAACCGAAAGGGCCGCTGGGGCATACTGACCAATAATAAAGATCGCGTTGTTTCCTTCGATGTTGGCCTGGACGGCAATATTCCTCAGCCAGGGTACATCATCGCTGTGGCAGACGAGCTGCTGTCCGGAAAGGTTATGGGTGGTCGAATCAGTGCGGTTAACGGTCGCGTTATCAAACTTGACCGCGTTGCTGATGCAACAGCAGGCGATCGCCTTATTCTCAACCTTCCATCCGGAGCTTCACAGAGCAGGACAATTCAGGCCGTAAACGGAGAAACTGTTACGGTCACCACTACGTACAGCGAGACGCCTCAAGCTGAAGCAGTATGGGTAGTTGAGTCAGACGAGCTCTACGCACAGCAGTATCGTGTTGTCAGCGTCTCTGATAACAATGATGGCACTTTCTCCATTACCGGTGCGTGGCATGACCCGGATAAATATGCCCGTATCGATACCGGCGCCATCATTGACCAGCGCCCGGTGAGTGTCATTCCGCCTGGCAACCAGTCGCCGCCAGCCAACATCGTGATCAGCGCGTTCTCAGTGGTTCAGCAGAATATCAGTGTGCAAACCATGCGCGTGAGCTGGGACCAGGCGCAGAACGCTATCGCCTATGAAGCTCAGTGGAGGCGTAATGACGGGAACTGGGTGAGCGTTCCGCGCAGCTCCACCACATCCTTCGATGTGCCGGGGATTTATGCTGGTCGATATCTGGTTCGTGTCCGCGCCATCAACGCCTCTGAGATTTCCTCAGGATGGGGCTATTCAGAAGAGAAAACGCTGACGGGTAAAGTGGGCAATCCACCGAAGCCGGTTGGCTTCATCGCTTC